GAAGACCACGTCGACCTGGCCGAAATAGACGCGGCCCGCCGAGGCGAAGAGATCGCTGCCGTCCGTGGTTGCGTGCAGCGTCTTCGATCCGCCCGACCAGCTCGCATCGTCCGCATAGAGGAAATAGGTCACGGTCGATCCGCCGGTGCCGCTCACGCCGACGCTCATCGCACTGTAGGACCGGTCGGCGCCGGAGCCGCCCATCAGCAGCGTCCCCGCCGCGACCGAGATCGTCGCCGTCGCCGGCGATCCGGCCGCCGCGGAGTAGGTGACGGCGCCGGTATATTTGCTGCTCGCGCTGGCGATATTGAGCGCCGGGATCTGGCGCAGGTCGCCGACCATCAGCCCCGATCCGGCCACGCCGATCTTGTGCGCACCGCTCGACAGCTCGCTGGCGAGGAGGCGGGCGTAGGTCGCGCCGTCCGGCGTATCGTCGATCGATTTCGGGAGAATGCCCCCCGTCATCATGCCGCAATAATGGGTGCCAGCCGCGCCCGAGCCCGAATTGAATTGCGTCGTGGCGTAGGCCGCGTTCGCCGGGGCGACGCCGACCGCCCGCGATTGCTGCCAGCCGGTCGTGCCGGCCGTGATGGCGTTTCCGTTGATGGCGGACAGCACCGCGCCCGTCTTGTCACGCCAATAGAGCGATGCGCGCATGAACCCGGACGTGCCGCCGCTCGCGTCGATCATCCCCGCCACCACCACCACATCGCCCGGCGAGACCGGCATGGTGTTCCGATCGCTCGCGCTCGCGTTGCGCCCATTCGAGGCCACCGCGTTGCTGGAGGAGACCGACGAGAACTTGAGCACGTTGCCGCCGGAAGACAGCGAATGTGCCGCATCGGTCACCAGCGACCACGCCGCGCCGAGCAGCCAATAGGCCGACCCAAGCGCGAAATCGCCGTTATAGACCAGCGGGAGCCCTTGTGCGTTGCCGCCTTCGAGGTTCGCCCCGATCGCCAAGCTGTCATAGACGACGCTCCCCGGAACGCCGTTCGCGGGCGGAACGCAGGCATAGACCGAGACGATGACACCCTTGGTCGCGCCGCGCGCTGCGTCGAAATTGGCGCCGGTGATCCTCGTCTTCGGCGAGCGCATGGAAAGCTGATTGGCGGTCGCGCCGGACGGCGCGTACGGCACCATCGTGTTGCCGGAATTGTGGACCATGAAGCCGCCGACCGTCTCGGTCGCGGTCTTCGTGGCATCGAAAGCCCCGCTCGGCGCTGCACCATAAGCGGCCATGAAATACATGGAGAAGCTGGTCGTCGCCCCGTCGTTCGTGATGCGAAAGCCGACGCGCCAACGATCGCCGTAGTCCTCGACCTGGATATCGGTCGCACCGACATAGGCGGTGGCGATGCCGGTCGAGCTGTCGAACAGGACGCCGCCAAGCGGGCAATAGACGCGCAGCCGCGTCGTCCCTCCCGTGCGCTTCATGACGAAGAAGCTGCATCCCGGATTGATGGCGGTCGTAAATCCTGAGCAGACGACCCGGATCTGTTCACCGACCGACGTGCTGTCGTCGGTTACATCCCACATCGTGAGCGCGCCGATCGGAAGGACCGTCGCGCTCCTGGCGACAGTCGGCGTTCCCGCATCGACGGTCCATTGGTCAAGCTGATCTGAATAGGGGAGATAGAGCGGGTTGCTCGATCCACCACCGCTGTCGTCGTTGATGTAGGCGGGGTTGACGATCGCCCCGTCCGCACTCTGGATTATCCACCGCCGCGCGCCGGTGCTATTGTCGACGGCCGGGAGGCCGCTCCCCTGAAGCGACAAATGCAGATCGGCCTGCCCGGGCTGGATCGTCCCGTCTCCGTAAAAGAGGAACGAAGTCTTGTCGGGCATGATCTTGATGCTGCGCGGGTCAACGGCGGCAATGTTGGCGGCGAGGGCGTTCAGCGCGTCCTCGTAATCGTTCATCGCGCCCACATAGGCCGAGCGCGTGATCGCCGTGTCGTGGTCGGTGTCGGTGTAGGCCGGGTCCATGCCGGCGAGCAGCGCGAGCCACGTCGCTCGCTTCGACGTGAGATCGGCATAGGTGATCTTGAGCGCGTCGGCCTTCGCGGTCAGCGCCGTGTAGCGGCTGGCGAAGGCATCGGCGAGGCGGATCGTCGTCTCCAGCTTCTCGCGGCCGGTCAGGATGCCGTCGTCGGCGTCGGCCTCTGCGGCGTCGATCAACCCCTCGAGCTGGGCGGCGGCGGCGACGTCGAGCCCCTCCAGATCGTCGGCCTGCGCCCCGACGCCTATTGTCGTGACGGGCTGGCCGTAGGTCCACACATTGGCGGTCGTGATGCTGTCCGCCGATCCGGTCTGCATTTCGCCGATGACCGCCCAAGCCCCATCGGGCGTGAAATCCTCCGGGCTGGCGCTATTCTTGTCGTAGTGCCACCCGTCCGCATCCTTCCACGCGAAGATGACATCCTGATTGTTGCCGACATTTATGACGGCCTGTTTGCGCTGGAGCGTGTCGAAGAGGATATAGCCGCGCTGGTTCGGAACGGCCGTCAGGACGGTGCCGCCATTGCCTTGCTGGCGCGGGATCGCGATCCGCTGGCCCTGCCAGACGATGTAGCCGTCCACGTCGGCCGCGTTCCCCGCCGCGTCGAAGCCGTGAATATAAGCCTCGCCCGGGTTCGCCCCGCCGAAGGAGTTCTGGTTGATCCTGATCCCGATCGTCGCGCCGCCGGTCACCGCCGCCGCGCCGGTCAGCGACGACGACAGCGCATTGAGCGCGTCCCGGTAATCGCCCTCGGCCGTGCGGTAGGCGGCGCGATCGACCGGCGAGTCGTGGGTCGTATCGTCCCAGTCCGGATCGATCGCGGTCAGAAATGCCAGCCAGGCCGTCCGCTTCGCCGTCGCCGCCGAATAATCGACGCTCTGGGTGATGGCCCGCGCGATCAGCGCATTGTAGCTCCCCTCCAGAGCGCCGGCGAGCGGGATCAGCGTCTCGATCTTCTCGGCGCGGGTCAGCGTCCCGTCGTCGATCGCCGCCGCCGCCGCATCCTCCAGGTCGGTCAGCCGATCGTCGAGCCCGTCCACATCATCGACCAGGAGCACCGCCGCGATCTCGCCGGCATTGTGGATGCGCTCCGCCTTCTGGTAGCCGACGCGGCGCGTGCCCATCGGCGGCAGCACCTGCTTGCGGGTGACGCCGATCGCCTGGATCGTCTCGACCGGATCGTCGAACGTCCAGGGCCGCAGCTCCACCGCGCCGGCCGGCGTGAGCACCCACGCCATCGAGACGCCGCCGAGCAATCTATCGAGAGCGGCCGACCAGGTCTCGTTCGCGTCGCCGATGTGCAGCCCGGCCGGGCCGTCGCGCAGCACGGCGGCATCCTCGACATTGGAGACCGCCGGCCCGTCCGCCGCCGCGAGCAGCGACGCCGCGATCTCCGGCGCCGTCTCGACATAATCGTCGCCGATTTCGCCCTTCAGATCGGCCGTGAGCGGCCCGGCCGGCTGGGTCCACCACTTCGCGCATTCGATCGAGGGGGCGACGACGCCGGACCCGTCGACGCATTCGGCGGCGGCGAGCGCGGTCAGCGTGGCGTCGATCGAGCCCTGCCAGTCCAGCACGGTCGGCGCCGGATCGGCCGCGCGGCCCATGTCGCGCAGCGTCGTGATTTCCTGGAGCGGCCGCGCGGGATCGCCGAACTCATAAACATTGTTCGCTTTGTCGAGGACCAGGCCCTCGACGTTCCACACGCGCCCCCAGCTGCGCCGCTTCACCCGCCCCGCCGCCTCGACCTCGCCGTCCGCCCCGCCGACGCCGCCGAACCGCCCGGTGCAGGCCGGCACGTTCAGCGCCTGCGACAGATCCGCGACCTCGATCTTGAGCCCGTCGATCGCCGCCTCGACGCTCGCCACGGTCCCGGTCAACGCGGTCGTCGGCGCGCCGCCTTCCGGCCCCGACTCGACCGTGATCGACGCATCGGGCCAATAATAGCCGGCCAAGGTGGTCAGCAGCGCCGCCTCGGCCGGCTTGAAATCGAGCGACGCGGTCTGCGGAACGGTGCCGCCGGTCCACCCGTCCGGCCCGAAATCGAGCTTCGCGGTGAACTTCGGCCGGGCCACCACGCCGGCGCGGTAATGCGCGCCTTCGCGATAGAATGGCGTGTCCTGCCCGCCGCCGGCGAGGCGCACCGTCACTTCGGCGCCGGTGTCGATCCGGCGCGGGCTGGCCGTGATCCAGGTGACGATCATACCTGCACCACCCGGGTCGTGCTCGGCCGATAGTCGATCACCTTGAAGCCCCCGCCGCCGGCGCCGCCGCCGCCCCGAAGCGTGGTGAGGATCTCCGCGAGGAGATTGTTGCCTTCGTTCGCGATCGCATTGCTCGTGTCGAGCTTCGCGTTGGTCGCGAGCTGCGCGTCCTGGGCGGCTTTGATGCGCGCCGTCTCCTCGGCGATGATCTGCTCGGCGATCGAGACCGTGTTGGAGCGGTCGCCGGCCAGCTCCGGCCCGGCCGTGCCGAACGCATCGCGATCGAGGCCGAGCAGCTGCTGGCTGAGCCGCGCCACCTTGTCGGCCGCGCCGTCGACGCCGGCGTCCGCGTCAGTCTTCGCCGTGGCGATCTGGGCGAGCAGCGCATTGCGCTGATCGACGGCGGAGCCTTCGAACAGGTCACCGAACTTGATGCTGTCGAGCAAGTCCTGGAGCGATCCGACCGCGTCGCGGACCGCGTCGTCGAACAACGACTTGCGCTGCTTGTTGATCAGCGCCTCGGTCTTGACGATGTCGAGCCCGTAGGTCTTGGCGATCCGCACCCAGTCCGCCGCCTGGCGCTCGAAATCCTTGAACGACTTGGCGAGCTCGCCGTCCGGCCCGGACAGCAAGGTCTCCAGATCGTCCACCTTCAGCGCCTCGCGCAGCGCCTCGTTGACGTCGTCGGAGGATCGAAGAGCCTTGGTCACCGCCGCCGAAAGCCCGGTGACCGCGCCGTCCTGGATCGCGTTGGCGATCGCGTAGGCCACGGCCGCCGCCTGGTCGTCGCCAAAATCGACGACGCCGTTCTTGGCTTTGGTGCGGCCGGCGCCGGTCGGGTCGACCCGGTATTTGCCCTTGCGGACCCCGATCGAGACCGCGAAATTGCCGGTGTCGCCGCCCAGCTGGTCGGCGATCTGGGACAGCGCGTCCTGCACATTGTCGGCGAGGCCGGACGCCGCCGTCTTGTAGGACGCCTTGTTGCCGGTGACGACCGCGTCCTGGTCCACGCCGGTGATCGTCGCCGAGGCCTTCTTGGTGGACGAAAACAACCCGCCGATGAGTGATCCGGCGATGCCGCCGAGGATCGAGCCAATCGGCCCGGCCGCCGAGCCAAGCGTCTGGCCGAGCGTGCCGCCGATCGCCTTGCCCAGCGCCGGCCCGAGCGCCGCGCCGGCGATGTCGCCGATCGCGCCGCCCAGCTGCGCGCCGGTCTGGCTGCCGCGCACCCCGAATGCGTTGACGAGGCTCCCCGAGGCGCCGCCGATCGCGGCGCCCTCCAGCCCGTGGCCGACCGCCTCGCCGATCAGCCCCGCGAAGTGGCGGCCGACGATACCCGTCAACAGCGCCTCGGCCGTGTCGGAGAAGAGCTGGCGCGGATTGGTGGTCAGCGCGGCCGGCGGCCGGTGGCCGGTCACCGTGATCTGGCCGAGGCCGAGGACGGCGGCGGCAGTCGGGTCCGCGCCGGCGATGAAGTCGTCTATATCGCCGGTGGACGCGCCGGCGGCGCGGCCGGCGAGCGCGGCGGCGGCGCCCTGTGCGGCGGCGGCGACCGCGTTGAACCCATCGACCATCTGCGCCGAACTGTCGCGCGCGTGATCTACGGCTTCGGCGAACCGATCGGCGGCCTGGGCGGCCGGATTGTTGCCGGTCACCCGGTCTTCGAGCTGGCGGAAGACGCCGCCGGTCAGCTGGTCCGCGAGATATTTGCCGAGCAGGTCCGTGTAATTGTCGAAGATCTGGCCGGGCAGGTGCGCGAGCGATCCGATATTGCCGCGCGCGAGCTGGGTGATCGTGTCGGCGAAGGCGCCCTTCGTCTGGTCGAGCGCGTTCAGGAACAGCTGCTGGCGCTGATGCAGGATCTCGACTTCGCGCTGTTCCTGCCGGATCGCCTGCACGCTGCCGAGGATCGCGTCCTTCTGCTCCTGCCGCAGCGGCCCCATCCGCTGCTCCAGGCGGAAGATGACCTGGAGCGCCGCCGCCTCGTCGTCGCGGCCCGCCGCCTGCGCGTGCAGGATCTCCACGCCCTCCTGCTGCGAGCGGATGAAGTCGTTGAACGGCTTGTTGATGCCGTTCTCGATAACCTCGCGCGCGTCGCGGCCCTGGCGGAGCAGCTCATCAAGGTTGGGCGGCTGCCGTCGCCCGATGTCCTCCATCAGGTCGTCGAGGTCGGCGAGCGCCTTGTTGACGCGCTGAACCTGCGCTGGCGTGTCGCTGAAGCTGCCGGTGATCGCTGCGATCCGCGCAGCCGCGTCCCGGCCGAAGTCGGCTGAAGACACACCGTTGGGCGAGGCCGAAGCTCCTCTTCCGCGGCCGGCGCTCCCACCGCCGCCGCGATCCGGCCGATCCAGCAAGCCGGTCAAGTCGGAGTCGCTGAGGCCGCGCAGGCGCCGGATCGAGGCGCGGTTCTGATCGATGATCAGCGCCTGCGCACGGACGGCATCGAGATCGATGCCGGGAATATTCTGAACGGCGGCGACGAAGTCGCTCCGGCTCGCGGAAGCCGAAGACAGGAAATTGCGCAGCGCATCGCTGTACGTGCCGCGCGCCACCGCGCTGGCGGTAGTGGGCAATGGTTGCACGCCGGGAATTCTGGCCGCCGTGAAAAACGCCTGCTCCATCGGATCGCGTTGCAGCTCGGGTGTCATGTTCCCGAGGAGGCGGCCCGCCCGTTGTCCTGCCCGCTGGGCTTCCAGCTGCATGAGATGCGATTCCAGCCGGATCGCTTCCCGCATCATCTCGTTTTGGGCGCCCTGCTCTTCGGTGACGCGGCGCAGGAAGCCCGTGAGGACTGCTTTCGCATCGGCGAGCGCCCCCGATGCGTCGGCGGCTTCATGCTCGGCAGCGACGTTCTCGCCGAGCGAGCCGGTGTAGCCGATGACCAGCGCCGTGATCGCCCCGATCGCGAGGGTCAACCCGCCTGTCAGCACCGCTTCCAGCCCGCCAGCCGCCACCTCGACCGCGACCATCGCGACGCCGGAGGCCTCGGCGCCGGCCGTGACCGCCGCGAGCGGCGCAACCGCCCCGGCGGCCGCCGCGCCCGCCGCCGCATGGCCCGCGGCGGCGGCGCGCGTGGCGACCGCGTTCTCGGCTTCCGCGACGGTGTTGGCGGCGACGGCCCGCGTCTCGACGGCGGTCGCGGCGCTGGCCGCGCGGGCGGCTGATCCGGCGCTCGACGTGGCGCCCGCCATTGCCTCGACGCCGCCGGCGCCGCGCGCCGAGGCGGCGCCCGCCTCGTTGGCGGCGGCGACGAGCTGGCCGATTTCCTCGCGCGCCGCGCGCGCCTGGCCGACCAGACCGCTGGCATCGCCGTTGATCCGGACGCCGAAGACCAGGTCGCTCATCGCGCGCGCCTCGCCAGCGCGCCGATCGCGGCGGCCTCCATGACGCGCACGCCGGTCATCAGCCGCGCGGAGGGCTCGATCTCAAGCATCTCGGCGGTCGGCCGGACGGCGGCATAGTCGAGCCCCAGCCGGACGCCGGTGAAGGGGCAGCGGCGCCATTGCGTATCGAGAGCGAAGAACAGCCCCACCGTGTCCGCCTCTTGCTTGGTCAGCTCGATCGGCTCGGCCTCCGCCGCGCGGCGGCGCTGCATCCAGGCCGGCATCGGCGCCCGCCGCGTCATCGCGTCGTTGGCCGGAAGCGCCGGTCCCCCGCGCCCGCCGGCCCAGCGGATCGCGGCGGCCTTCAGTTTCCCTCCCGCACCTCTTTCTCGCCGGCCCTTGCCTTGAGGTAGGCCGCGAGCGCGCAGCGGAAGAAGTTCGGGACGCCGCACAGGGCGCGGACATGCTCGGCCGACCATTTGAGCGGCTCGCCATTCTCACCCGCCACACCGCGCCAGTTGTCGGCGACGCGCATGATGAAGTCCGCGAACAGCTCGCTGGCCGGGCGGTCCGCGATCGGCGCGGTCGGAACCTCGGCTTCGGCCGCCGGCGTGCCGGTCGCCGTCGCGATGGCCCCGGCCACCATGTCCCGAAGCTTGCCGGGGAGCTGCGCGGCATCGGCGAGGATCGCGATGTTCGCGTCCTCGTCGTGCAGGATGAAATGGAGCTCGACGAGGTTGGTCACCGCCTCGCCGTCGTCGGTGAGGCCGGGAAATTCCACCTTCGCCCAGGCGGTTGGATTGGCGACGATCTTGAACAAGGCGGCCTCCTACTTGGCGGTGATGACGAGATCGTCCTCGCCGGCGTCGATGTTCGCGGCGACCTGCATGTCGAGCATGAGCGTGTCGTCCTCGATCGTGCGCGCGATGCGCAGGATCTGGAGCTGGCCCATGTCGAGCTGGAGGATATTGCCGGCGACGGTGCCGTGGACGATCTGGAGCGCGGCCTCGCTGCCCGCGTCGAGCTGCGTGAAGTAGTTCTTCGACGCCAGCGCCGGCGCCTCGATGATGAGCCGGCCGGTCAGCGCGTGGTTGCCGCGATGGATCGAGGTCGATCCGACCAGGTAGCGCAGCGCCACAGCCGCGTTCACGTCGAAGGTGAAGCTGCGGAGCAGCGCCGCATAGCCGCCGAGCGTGAAATCGGTGTTCTCGGTGCAGATCTCCAGCGGATCGATCCAGCGATCATAATCCGGCGTCGCGCCGATCGCGGTCGTGTCCACCGGCGCGGTCGGCTTCGCCGGCAGGATGCCCTGGGCGTTGATCCGCGCGAACGGATAGGCGCCGGCCGTCCAGTCCATGCTGAACGTGCCCCGGCAGCCGAGCGCGCGAACGCGCTCCTCGCCCATCCAGTGGTAGCAGGTCGCACTGGAGAGCGTCGCGCTCGCCGCCGCGAACGCCTGAACCGCATCGGTGTCGGCGGTCAGGGTCGGCGCGGCCATGCCGCACATCTCCAGATGTTCCATGAACGGCGCGGCGTCGCCGGCCGTGCCCGATCCGGCGAGGTCGAGCTCGTAGCTGAAGCCGGTGCGGCGCTTGGTGTTCGCGCTCTTCGTCCGGCCGCGGCTGGGCACGTCGAGCTTGCGGTCGAGCTGGTCGACGATGACCGGCTCGGCATCGAAATTGCGGGTAGGCACCGCATTGTCGTCCGCCGCCGGCGTGGCGTCGGTGCCGTAGGTCGCCTCCTTCTTGAGGAGAATGGTCTTGAAGGCGTCCATGTCAGGCGTCTCCTTCGCTCGCCGGGGCGCCCGGCGCTTCGGTTGCGTGGGCGACGACGAAGCCGGCGTCCCAGGCGGCGGGATCCTCGCGCGGATCCGGCTGGCCGAGACGCGCGAGTTCGGCGGCGCGGGCAGGGCCGGTGAGCGGCAGCCCGAACTCGTCGAGCTGGCGGCCCGTCTTCGGGCAGGTGGCGCGCGGCGCGGTCGCCTCGGCGTGGCGCCGAGCGGGTCGATTGCGAGACTTGCTGGTCATGAAACCGCCTTTCGAATATGGGTCGAGGCCCTAAAGGTGATGAGCCACTGGAGTGCCTTTCCGCTGACGGAAAGGAGCCGGCCGGCGCCGGCCTCGAACGGCACCGATGCTTGCGGATGCCGCCAGCCGACGAGCGAGGCGACCAAGTCGTTCTGGCGCTCCTCGATATCTTCCGAGACGCGGGTTTCGCTGAGCGCCACGCCGTTCATCACGATAACGACGCCGAACTGCTCGGCCACTTTCTGGTCGTGCATGCCCGAGGCGTAGCGCTGCGGCCCGGCCTCCCAGCCCTGCGGAACCACGAAATAGGCCGGGAGGATCGACGGTGCCTGGTCGAGCCCAGCGAGCTCGAGCGCGCCGTAGACCCGCTTGAGGCCCGCCTCCTTCAGCCGCTCGACGATCGGCGTCAGCTTCATGCCGCGCCTCCATCCCAGGCCGAGGTGAAATGGCCGCGCAGGATTTCGGCGAAGGCCGCCGGATCGTCGCGGGTAAACCCGACATAGGGCCGCGCCGGGATCCGCACCGCCGCGACCACCCGGCCGCCGAAGGACAGCGCCTTCTTGTGGACCGCGCGGATGACGCCGCCGAACTGGTGGATGGCGGCATAGACCGCCGCGCCGAACGATCGCTCCGGCCCGACTTCGGCCGAGGTGGCGTCGTAACGCGAGCCGATCGAGCTCCTGAGATCGCCGGTCAGCGTCAGCGTCTGCCCGCCATGTTCCTTGACGCGCTCGCTCGGCTTCCACGGCCTGCCTTCCGGGTCGGTCTGGGTTTCGAACCGCAGCCGGGTCGCCGCCTCCAGGTGCGCGGCGATCTCCTTCATCGCCGGCGTCAGATCCTCGCCCGCGTCGATCAGCCGGCGCAGCCCTTCGTCCAGGTCGCTGCCCGGATCGATCTCCAGCTCGATGAGGATCGGCCCCGCCATCAATAGCAGTCCAGATCGTCGGGGTAGCGGCGCTTGCCGGGCGTCACCATGACGGGCGCCTGCGCCGGCGCCGCCTCCAGCGGCGTCGAGCTCGGCAGCGGCAGCTTGCCCTCGCTGATCCGGGTGAGGATCTGCATCGCCGTCTTGGCGGCGCCGTCGACGCCGTCGGGCGCCCCGCGCGGATAGAGCCGGGCGCGCGCCAGATCCGCGACCGCCGTCTCGACGATCGCCGGCACCGGATCGAGCGGCACCGTGAACGCCGCCGAGATGTAGACATCGGCCAGCGCCTGCGCGTCGGCCAGCGCCTTGACCAGCATGTCGCGGTCGATCCGCCCGTCGCCGGCCGTGTCCGTGGCCGCGACCACCTCGTCGAGGCCGACGCGGGCGACGAAATCGGTAATCGAAAGATAAGGCGCGCCGCCGTCCGGCATGATCCAGGTGCCGTCGATCACGGCGACCTCCAGCTCCGCCTCCAGCGTCTCGCCGGCCTCCGTCACCGCCGTGGCCGTGACCAGGTAGCGCTCGCCGTCCGTGCCGCCGCCGATCGTCGCGACCAGGGCGCCGTCCACGAGCTCGCCCGACACGTCGAGCGCGGCCGCGCCGGTCACCAGCCCGCGCGCCACGGCCGCGATGCCGCCGAGCTCGGCGAGCGCCGGGCTCCCGGCGAAGGCGATGACCTCTTTCCAGGTCTCCGCAGGCTGCTTGATCAGCGCTTTCATCGCCGTTTCAACCCGCGCCAGCGCCGGCGCAGCCGGAAGATGCCGTAGGCGGCGCCGGCGCCCGCAAGCGCCGCCGGCCAGGCGAGGCCGACCGCGAAGGCCAGCGCGAGGAAGACCGCGTCGCCATCGGTCCGGGCGTCGGCGCTGCTCGCCAGCGCCCACGCCCAGATCGCGACGGCGCCGACCGCCCATACC